CAACTCGAGAGTTTCCGCGCAAAGGGCAGATTGGTGCAAGCTACGGAAAACGAAGTGATCGGGAACAATTCGGGAGTTGGTAGCGCTAACGGGAATCGAAGATGATCCGGCTGTATTTCCCTGTTTTATCCCGTGCTAACCTGTTGATTTTTCGTGCTGCCCAGTCCGTAAATTCCATGCTTTTTCGGGGCGTTTTCGTGGGAGTGCATCCTGAGTGCATCCCAAACTCAGCTTGCCGCCCCAGTACTGAACCCGAATCGCAAAAGGGGTAATTGCCCACGAATTGCCCACGGATTTCACCGGCTCCCACGGATGCCCTTCAGCGTCCTCACCCTGTGACCGTCGTCCAGGCGTTGCCAGACGCACCAGCCCAGGCGGCTGCCTTTGCCGGCGGCCAGCAGCCGGTCCAGCCAGGGAGTCGGAGCGTCAGCCCTCACGTAGGCCCGGCGAACATGCCCCTTGCGGCTGCGGATCAGGCGCAGGTTGCCGCAGCGCAGCACCCACCAGCTTTCGGCGTGAAACAGCAAATGCCCGTCCGGGTCGTAGACTGGCACTTGGTCAGCGCAGCCAGTCATGGCGCCGTTCCAGCCACGGCGAACGAACCACCAGCCATTGTCGGCGTTCCCGCACCTGCCGCGCTTGCGTTCTCGTCAGCCAGAGTCGAATCGGTCGAAACCACATTGCAATCACCTCCCGGTAATGAAACTGCTCCGCGCGACTTGATAGCCCGCGGCAGGCGGCGCTCCCACGCCTTGCGCCTGCCCCCGGAACGCCGCGGCGTGCTCGTCCAGCTTCAAGCCGGCCATGTAAAGCGAATGCAGCGCCGCCAGCGCATATGCCCGCGCGTCCAGCGCCTCATTGCGCACCCCGGCAGGCTTGGCGAACTTCCGCGCGCCCCGCTCCACCACAATGCGCTCGCTCACGAGCATCTCAAACCAGTCGCGTGACCGGTCGAGCGGAAAGTGGCAGTAGCCAGGACCGGGCCGCTCGACGCGCAGCCGCGAGTAGACTTTTTCCTTCGCCACATCCGAACCCACCAAATAAAGCTCGCCGCGGTTCTTGCCTCCGGTGGTAGCCCGCCTGGGCCATACCGGTTTGCCGAAACCAGATTGCCCCTTGATCGGCCAGATGCGCCGCCCCCGGCGCGCCCGGCAGAAGTCCAGCACGGTCTCGGTCTCAAAGCCGGCGTCAATCGCCCCCGCGCTCACCGGAAGTAATAGCCCGCTCTCATGCCGCCACTGGCGGGCAAGAAGGCGGTCCAGGTCGTTCCAAACCTCCGGCTGCCCGGTGTCGCCGTGCAGCGTGAAATATCCCAGGCTCCAGCTTTCCTCTCCAGCACCCCAGCCCACCACCTCGCACTCGATCCGGTCGGCTTGCACGTCCGCGCCGGCGGTGATCAGGCACACGCCGGCGGGCGCCTCGGCGGCGAACGGCTCGCGCCGCCCGAACAGCACATCGGCCTCCAGCGGCACTGCGGCCTCATCGCGCCACGTTTCGCCCAGGATTGTGTTGACGAACACCTGCAACGTCTCACGGGTCCGTTTGGCCTCCAGGAATTCGGCAGCCAGGTCGCCCCAGCCAGGCCAGCCCACGGGGGCGTAGAGTGCGTTCAGGCTGTAGCTCCGGGTCCGCCCGTCGCCGGCCGCTGTGGGCCTCCACTCTCCGCCGGCGAGCATGGCGGTCTTCTCGTGGTTGGCGACGGCGTAGCCGCAAGCCTCGCAGTGATACCGCGCCTTCTGCGGCTCGCCTTCGGGCCAGCGGAGGTTTTCCCAGACCAGCCGCTGCATGAACCCGCAGCGCGGGCATGGGACGAAGTAATACCGCTGGTCCCCCTGCCGGAAGAGTGCCTCAATCCGGCTCACACCCTCGATGGTCGGCGTGCTCACCGCGAGGATCTTCCGTTGCGAACCGAAAGCAACCGTCCGACGCACAGCGAGCGTGAACGGATCACCCTCGCCGTCGGCGTCGGCCGGCCAAGCGTCGAGCTCGTCCGCCAGGACGTACTTGGCCGGCAGGCTCCGCAGGCCCACGGCGCTGTTTGCCCCGGTGAGAATCAGCACGCCGCCGGCGAATTCCTTCATGAGCACCGTGTTGCCCGAATCGCGCGAGCGTGGATCCTTCACCCTGTCGCGCAGCACCGGCGAGGCCTCGATCAGACCATCCAGCCGCTGCTTCGAGAAGCGCTTCGCCATTTCCACAGTTGGCTGCACGAGCAGGATTGGCGCCGGCGCATGGTGCATCAGATATCCGCACGCATTCAGCAGCACCTCAGTCCCGCCGATCTGGGCGGATTTCATGAACACCACGCGCTCGCAAGGCGCGCCCGGCGTGAGTGAGTCCATGATCTCGCGCAGGTACGGCGTCCGGCTCGTCCGCCACGGGCCCGGCTCGGGGGAGGTGTTCCCCAGCACCCGGTAGCGGTCGGCCCATTGCGAAATCGTCAGCTTCGGCGGCGGCAGCAGCGCCTCCAGCGCGCCGCGCCAGACTTCCTCAACCGTCGGCATGAATGGCCCTCAGCGCCTCTTCTAGCGCATCGCGAAGCACGGTCCGCACCTCAACCTCTCCCCGGCCCGCGAGAACCGCTCCTAGGCGGTCTGGAAGCGAAAGAAGCCTATCCCTGAGAGACGCCAGTCCGGCGGCCCATTGCTTTTGAACCTCGGTGGCCTCCAGCAGCTCGCCGCGGCGTTGCCGCAACTCCAGCTCGCGCAATTCAGCCAGCGCAACGGCCTTGCGGCGGTCGGCTTCGGCTTTACTGATTTTCGGTTCGAGAACTCGCAGTTTGGGCATGCCAAAAATTCGGCGGCGGCCCGCACCCAACCGCCGCCGGTCCACGAAAGGAGCGCCGCTTTGCCGCGCGGGGAAAGGAGCGGCGACCCGCGCGCGGGGGAAGCGGCCCGCTGTCTGTGCGGCCCCCGAAACTCGCAGAACCCTACTCCGCCGGTCCGGTCAGGCCGTGAACGCCCAGCTTGACGTCCACCGTCGCAACGCCGCTGCCGGCGGCCTTCACCGCCACGCCCACCAGCGGCTTGCTGCCGGTTCCGGGGGTCTTTGTGCAGGCCGTGCCGGTCCAAAACAACAAGTCGCCAACCGCGATATCCTCAGCCGCGNCCTTGGGCAGCGTGAACACGCCCTCGGTCGCCACTTCCACAGGCTCTCCCTGCGCCGCGTCGTAAGCCGCCACGCCGCGGATCGAACCCACAGTGACGTACTGCCCGCTCGTCACCGCGGCCGGCGCGGCCACGGTCAAAGTCTTGCCTTCCTGAATGAAGTTCTTCATTGCAATCCCCTCGAAGTCTGAATCGTGAAAACCTTTGCCTCGCCCGGCTGCGCCAGCCGCGCTATCTCGCGGTCAATCGCCTGAAGCGCTTCCGCTTGCCGGGCATACTCGATCGAACGCTCCCCGAACTGAATCCGGGCCACGCCCAGCGTTCGGACAATTTCGTCACGCCGTTGCTGAAGCTCGGCCAAAGTCATGCGCTACGCCCCCGGATTCTTGAAGGCGCCGCGATGGTCAACCGCGCCCGCGCCGCAATGCCAGACAACCCGGAACTCGGTTCCCAGGGTATTCCAGCCCGGCCGCGATTCCACGCGCGGCCCCTCGTAGCCTTGCAGCTCGGCGTACTCGAACACCGGCGCGTCGCTCGGGTCGCAGAACAAGTACCAGGCCGTCGCCTGACTCTTCAGGTCGAACCGCGGCTCCACCAGAGGAATCAGCCCGCGGGCGGCGGTCTCGGCCTCCGTGCTCGACGTGGGGTACAACATCGCCAGCAGCTTGTCAACAGCGGTCTCAAGCGCAGCGGGGATCAGGATGTAGCGCGGCGTCGCTCCAATCGGGTTGCCGCTCGCGTCTACTTGCTTGCGAATCGCCAGCTTGGCCGCGCCAATGGTGGTATCGGACGGCGCAGCGCCCGTGCCGGCAAGGTTCCCGTGATCGGTGTGGAAGACGGCCTTGCCGTCAGCCAATTTCGGGTTCGCAAGGATCGTGTCGGCCAGGAACCCGCTGAACCATTGCCGCGCGCCGCGGGTGATCTTAGCCGCAATGTCGTTCAGCGCGCCCACGTCGTCGTTCACCAAAGTCTGGAACGAAATGCTGAACCCCTTCGCATACGACGCCAGCTTGTAGCTCGCAAGCGCCTTGCCCTCGATGCTGCCGAACCGGACCTCGGCACTCTCGTTCATCAACTCCAACGCCGGGCCGTCGGACACCTCAAGGATGTGCCGCGCCCGGAAGTCGCCCATCGTCACCCGCCGGAATACCTGAGTGATGGGACTCGGCGCCTGCCGCAGCGTGAACAGGCTCTTGTTGAACACCTCCGCCAGNANNGCCGAAAAGTCGCTGGTNGTNTGCATGGCCCGGCTCAACAGCTCCGCCGGGCTGCCCAGCGTGGAAAGCCCACGCTCGGCCAGCAGCCGCCGGGCCAGCTCGGGGAACCGCGCATAGGCGAATTCCCGGCCGTCCTGCGGCTCATGCCGCGGGTCAATGCGGCTGTACAACCCGTCCGCCATGCGGCTGATCAGCCCGTCGCCGGAGTCGCGCACCACCACGGCCGGCCCGCGAGTGTCAATCACCGGCTGCCGCCGGGCGGCCTCGGCGATCAGCTCCCGCCGCGCCG